ACCCGATGAGGCAGACTGCGTTTTATTATTATGCACTCCGCTTAAGCCTATCAAAAATGAAAGAACGGAGGATTGACCGTGAAAAAGAAAACGCCGGGCGTAGAAGTCCAAATAATCAAGGCGCACGAAGCGCCGGTTAAAAAAGCCGCGACAAGTAACGAACTGAACAGGTCGGCGGCGATGAATGCCGACGAGTGGATTTCTCCGCCGATTGATATGCGCGGATTGCGTGAACTGAAAAAGCACTCCTCCATTCTTCCGCAATGCATCAGGGCATATAAAAACAATATAGCTGGATTTGGGATCGGTATCCGCTATCGTGATGATGTTGACGAGTCGGAGGATATGGCAAGTGAATATGTCCGGGCAGAGGAATTGCTCGAACTGCTTACCACGGATCAGGACACAAAGGAAGTATTTGAGGACTTGATCGAGGCGCGGGAGATTTACGGCATAGCCTATCTCGAAGTCATACGAAACCTCGGCGGAGAAGTCGCACAAATCGAATTCATCAACGATACGCCGTCCATCAATAAAACCACTCCGCTGGCTCCTTATATTGAAACGGAGTTTTTTTATAGGGGGCGTCCCGAGAAGCGACAAAAGAAATACCGCAAATATCGCCAAACCATCGGCGGCAATACGGTGTATTTCAAAGAGTTCGGCGATCCACGCATTATGGATAAGCGGACAGGCAAATACGCCACAGAGAGCGAAGCTGTCCCGATCGAATACCAAGCCAACGAGTTACTGGAATTCACCATCGGCACAGAGCCTTACGGTGAAATACGATGGGAAGGTCAGATACTCGGCATAGACGGGAGCCGAAAAGCCGAGAACCTCAACAACAATTATTTCACAAACGGCCGGCATACGCCGCTGATGATTATGATTAAGGGTGGAACGCTTACCGAGGAAAGTTTTACTAAGCTCCAAGCCTATATGAACGACATAAAAGGCGAGAGCGGTCAGCATGCTTTCATCGTACTCGAAGCCGAGAACCTTGACAGCAGAACCGACTTTGACGGTGAAAAGCAGCCGGACATCGAGATAAAAGACCTGGCCGCCATACTGCAAAAAGACGAACTGTTTCAGGAATACCTTGACAACAACCGGCGCCGTGCACAATCAGCTTTTCAGCTTCCCGATCTATATGTCGGATATACAACCGACTTCAACCGGGCGACAGCGCAGACGGCGATGGAAGTTACGGAAAAGCAGGTATTCCAGCCGGAGCGTAAGAGTTTGGCGTGGGCTATCAATAACAAACTGCTGAACGGTTACAATTTCCGTTTTGTGGAGGCATATTTCAAAGAGCCGGACATTAACAACCCGGACGACCTCGCCAAGATACTCGCTATCGCGGAACGCGCCGGCGGCATTACGCCGAACAAAGCAAAAGATATAGCCTACACGATAATGGGCGATAACGTCGAACCGTTTGAGGGAGATTGGGCTGAAATACCGCTTGCCTATGCGCGGTCATTGAACTCGACGAACATTCCCCATGTGGAGGATAAACTTCAACAGCAGATAACGAAAGCGGCGGCGCAAAATGATGATGCCGTCGTAGCCGTGATGAAAGAGGTGCGCTCATTGCTCTCTAAAATGAGCAAGGGGGGCGTTTGATTATGTTCGATTGTCAAAGGCTTGCCAATGCGATTGACGCTTATATAGCGAAAGCTGACGGCGATTTAGCCGATGTTCTGAACGGTGAGGGATATGCAGACCCGGAGGAAACCGCTAAGATAATATCGGACATCGAGGACGCCGTCGCCGAGGCGTTGGATGAGCAGACTGAACTATTTTTATCCTCCGCCAAGAAAAGCGTTGACCTCGCGGAATTTGCTGAGAGCGTCATGCCCGGCGTAAAGCTGACCGACGACCTCGCTGTAAAGGTTGCGGAGATATTCCAAGAGCAGCTGACCGATATTATGCCGGGGCTTATAAGCTCGTATATCACTCTGACCGATAAAGAACTCAAACTTGAACAGGTATCCAAACGCACGACAGCGTGGGTATCTGATTGGAGCGAGGAACTTGGCGAAATTATGCAGTTGAACTCCCACACGGAAATCGAACGGATACTGACAACCGGATTGAGCGAGGGCTATGGCATACAGCAATTCGTCGAGGATATTATGAATAGCGGTGTGCGCGACAGCCACTACAAAGCCCGGCGCGTCGCCGTGACCGAAGTATTGAGGGCTCATTCCGTCGCCCGAGAGGAAGGAATACAGCAATCACCCGCTGTGGAACATAAAGAGTGGGTACACACCGGAAGTTATCGGAACGAGCCGCGCCCGAACCATGTCAGCATGAGCGGCCAAGTTGTGGCGAAAGAGGAACCGTTCACCCTGTATGGCGCCGACGGCGGTATTTATTATCCGGCATACCCGCGTGATACAGAATTACCGGCGTCCGAAAGCGTGAACTGCCATTGCATACACCGGGGAATAGCCTCTGAAAGCGTCCTCGGATTATCGTTGGAGGAACGCCGGCGGCTTCAAGCGGAGGCTGTCGCTGATATGGACGACGAGTGGGAAAAGGAACTCAATGAACGTAACAAGGCGAAAGCCGGAATAGACAGCAACGTCCCGGACAGCGTGAGAGGCACAAAGACGGAACTCGGGCGGCTATCCTCTTTTGATAAAACCGAACAAGTCAAGTATATGGGCGGTAAGCAGAAGTGGGCGCTGTATCAGAGCGGCGTTATTACAGATGATGATATGCTCTTGAAGGTCAAGTCCACGAAGTTGACAGACCTCAACGATAGTGGTATAATTACCATAAAGAGCAAGATTGTCAACCACTCGAGCATCGGGGCATTTACCCCGAAAAGCGAAAGACTTGTTTCCGGCGGACACGGGCAAGATAATATTGCCGAGCTCAATCTTAAAGGCACCCGTATTGATATAAAAAAGACATATTCAAACGGTGTGCGTATAGGCGGCGTGGAAAACCACAAAAATGCCAACAAGCAAATCGGAACGACCGGTCAGAGCTGGTTCCCCGATTCGTGGAGCAAGGACGATATACTCGTTGCCGGGACGTATATCGCAAACAATCAAAGACCCGCGGACGGAGTTTATGCTTTTACAACATACAACGGTGTGAGGGTCGGAATTATCTTTGACGGTAAAGGCGGGGGCACAATATTCCCCGATAACTCAACACAACCTTATAACGGTGGATGGGAGGTGAATGAATATGGTAAATAAAGAGGCATGGGCTGAGAACATTGCGGCGATAAAGGAACTTCCGTCGTATGACGACATCCATTATTACGAGCATACGGATAAAATGTTCGATGCACTCGGCGACGATGAGGCGGAGGCTTTTGATTTTCTGAAAGAGCTGAGCCAAGAGGACAAAGTGTACCTCACTTCGATTGATGAGGAAATTATGGCGAAGTTTCCCTCTGACGATATGCGCCAATTCATTCACAACGAGGTAATCAATCCAGCAAAAATCCGCCAAGCGTAAAACCCAATATTATTTTGTTAAAGGCAGCCTCTAACGAGGTTGTTTTTTATTTGCCTTGCGCCGCAAAGGAGGTGAGAACGTGAACGTAAATAAGGCATTTGAAATCACAGACGCGCATATCTCATTCGTATCGCTTGTAAACAAAGCGGCGAATAAAAAGCAATTCCTCATCACGAAGGCTGAGAAAGGTCAAGCGGATTTTTCCACCTGCGGACGGATTGTAAAAACCGATGAAGCTCACCACTATATCACGGGGATCGTGTATGAGCCTATGGTGGAGGACGCACACGGCAATTATATGTCCGAGGAGGAAATCATTAAGGCTGCCTATTGGTTTGCAAAAAACGGCGACAGCGTTGATATACAGCACAGCTTCAACGCGCTGGAAAACGCGACCGTAGTTGAAAACTGGGTAGCAAAATCCGACTGCGAAATCGACGGAGAGCCAATCAAAAAAGGCACATGGCTGATAACCGTCGAGGTCTGCGACAGCGAAGTATGGGAAGCTGTGCAAAAAGGTGACATCACCGGCTTTTCAATGGCAGGGTTCGGAAAATACAGTGAGGAGGATATTGCTTTGGATGAAGTAATCAAAACGACCGGCACAGAGCCAAGTCCCGAAGAAAAAACAGGCATAATCAAAAAGCTCGCTTACATGCTCGGCATAACCAAAGGGATTATGACCGACGAATATGAGAAGCGGAGCAAGGCCTCGAACTTCTGGAATGCGTTTTATACGCTCGAAGATGTTTTATATCACTACGATTACAATAGTGACCGTTGGATATTTGAGAGCGATGAGGCGACTATCCGGGAGGCTTTGGGCGAATTTTCCGCCATAACGCAGAGCATTCTTTTGAGCGGGGATATAACAAAATCCCTCGCCGAAGGTCTGACCGTGTTAAAGGCGGAGGAACAACCGAGCGAAGCAAGACAAAAGACGCTCAAATCACTTCACGATAAACTCGGAAATATTATAACCGGGTTTGCGAAATCAAATCAGGAGGAGGAACTAAACGTGAAAAAGGAAGAAATTCAGGCAATGGTTGACGAAGCCGTCAAGAAAGCGTTGGAAAACGACGACGGAGCGCAGTCCGCCACAGGCACGGAGGCGACGCCTCCTGCAACAAGCGAACCCGTGACCGCAGAGGCGGTTCAAAAAATGGTCGAAGACGAGGTAAAGAAAGCCCTTGAACCCAAGGCGGAGGAGCTTACCACGGAATCGGTCGGAGCATTGGTAGCGGAGGCTGTTCAAAAGGCTATCGAGCCTATCTTGAAGAGCCGCGGCGTTGCCACCAATCTTGACGGTGCCACAGGCACCGAACAACCCGTCGAGAAACATTATCTCGCCGGGATTCTTTAATTTAGGGAGGACAAAGAAATGACTACGAACAAACAAATCGTCAATGCGGCCGGTATCACAACCGGCGACGTGACCTACGGCCTGCTCAATCCTGAACAGGCGAGTACATTTATCCGGCAGACCTTCGATGCGACCGCACTCGGTCCCCTTGTGCGCCGCCAAATGCGCCGCGCCAAAACCGGCGAAATCGACAAAATCGGTATCGCCTCGCGTATCGTCCGTAAAAAGGTAGAGAACATCGACGCCAACGCCGACGGCAGTGCGCCGACGCTCGACCCCACCATCGGACAGATTACCGGCTACCGCGTAAAGCCCAATTTCTCGCAGGTGACATACGCGACGAAAGCCGTCCGTCTGCCCTGGGAAATCACTGAGGAAACGCTCCGCGAGAACATCGAGGGGCAGGGTTTGGAAGCCACCATCACAAACCTCATGGCAACACAGCTCGGCGTTGATATGGAAGACCTCTACCTCAACGCTGACACCGCGACGCCCAGCACTGACCCCGATTATCTGTTCCTGTACATCAATGACGGATGGGTCAAGCAAATCGGCGCCGGCGGACACGTTGTTGACGCTTCCGGCATTTCGGGCGGTATGAACCTTGATATGTTCTACGACGCCGTCGCCGCCATGCCGAACAAGTATAACAACGGGCGTCTGCGCTGGCTGATGAGCCCCCACCGCAAACAGGAGTGGGAACTGTTCTTGCTGAACAAAGGCTTGAACGCTGGCGGCTCTTTCCCCGACAGCATTTACAGCAACCCCGCGTCCATACCGGCTATCACCGTACCGTCGTTGGCGGACGAGAAAATTCTGCTGGTTGACCCGCAGAACCTCATCGTCGTCAACACTTACGATGTGAAAATCCGTAAGACCGTCGAAGGCAAAGAGGCGATTATGGCTGATAAGCGTTTCTACGTCATTCACCTTGATTTTGACACCATCATCGAGGAGCTTGACGCGACAGCCATTATCACCAACATCGGTAAGTAAGGGAGGGTATTGATATGGCTGACGATAAAGTACGTGGAGCATTCTACGACAAGGAAACAAAGAAAATCGTTTTTTGGGACGGCAAGGAATACTCGGAAATTCTGAACTTTCCCGACCCGCCCGAAACCGGAACACACACGCTCAAAATAATCGACGGTGTTTTGACGTGGGTAGAAGATTAAATAACGGGAGGATACGCCTATGTTTAAGGTAAAGCTTATCAAAGGCCGCTCGTATCATGGGGTGGTATCGGCGACGGCGCTCAATCCGATTGTAGAGGTAGCTGACGAGGCCTCGGCGAAGAAAGCCGAGGCTTCCGGTTATTTTGAGATAATCGAACGCCCGGCCGCCGCGAAGCCTCCGGCAAAGAAAAGCGGTAATAAACCGGACTTTGACGAATAAATCCGGAAGGAGGTGCGCCAATGGCGACAAGACCGTGGGTAATTCCGCAAGAGGTTAAGGATTATACCGAAATCCCGTCCGTGGCGAACCGCGAGGATCACAGGCTCGTCATTGACATCTCACGAGCGGAAACCTTTATCATCAATTACACAAACAGGACATTCGAGGAATTCGAGGTTATACCGGATTCGGTGAGGACTGCGACAATTTTGCTGGCGGAGGCTTACGCCTTCAACGCCGCTAACACGGCAAATTCAGCAAAAGGCGGAGTAAAGACGGAAACATTTGACGATTACTCGTACACGTTGTTTGACCCTCAAAACATTGACCTTGATTTACTCGGCATCGGACCGCTGCTTGACGAATGGGTTATTGCGAAAGGCACCGTGACGATGAAAATGCGGAAACTGTGAGAGGAGCGAGGCAATGGGATTATATGAACTGTTAGATCACAAGTGCGACATATACCACATTGTCGAGGGGGAGGATTCGCCCGGTTTTTCCCTGCCCTCATCACCGACATTCAAATACCCGGACGAACCGGACCACGTTGATGTGACTTGCCATTTCGGAGTGCGCTCAAACGACAACGTGCAAATCGTACAGAATGAGCCACAAAACACAATGCAAGCCAAAATCAAGCTGACGCTCCCGCTTTACGCCGACATACGCCTCAACGACAAGATTGTGGATAAATCCAACGGAATGGAATACACCGCAGAGGTACCGCGGACAATCCGCGACCACCACAAGTTTGTCCATATTATGCGGCGCACGGAGCAGAAACCGTTATGAGCAAATATGTTTATACCGATTTTTCACAGATGAGCGCGTTCTTTGACCGTTTCGGGCAAGCGGCAAAGGGTGATTTCAAGCGGGATATGGAATTGTTTCTCGAAGGGCTGGGCTTTGAATTCTTGCGGATAGTGGAAGACGAAATAATCCGCCGCAAGGTTATTGATACCCGGCTGTTGTTGATAAGTTTTCAAAAAGGCAACGACAACAATATTTGGGAAATGAACGAAGAAGGACTAACCCTTGAAGTCGGCACCAATCTTGAATACGCCGGGTATGTCAATGACGGACACTGGACGAACCCGAAAGGCGTTGACATGCGGTGGGTGCCGGGACGATGGGAGGGCGACAGGTTTATCCACGACCCGAACGCAAAAACGGGAATGGCATTAAAGCAGCATTGGGTAGAAGGCACGCACTATTGGGAAAGCGGCCTGAAAATACTTGAAAGCATTTTCCCGAAGTTGTTGGACGTCAAGCTCCAAGAGTGGATAGACAAATATTTCAGCGCATAAAGAGAGGTGATATTATTGCTCGAACAGGAAACGGCAAGCATTATTAAATTCGTGCTTGACCACTCAAATAATCCCAATCCGTACTATTACCGGGTGCCGCAGAGCTTCCGGTACCCCGCCGCATATTTCCCCATTCCGATGATTACATCAAGAGGCGAAACATTTAACACCTACGCAGCGGAGTTTTCTTGGTTCATCAAGTTTTTTGGGAATCCGGCAGAGGATGCATACGAGAGGGCGTTTCTTGCGTTGACGGCAATAAAAGAAATGCGTAACCTGATACCTCTCATCGGTGAAGACGGCGAACCGTCGGGAAGCGGCATACGCATTAAGGACCCATCGCTGAACACGGTGGACGACGGAGCTGTGCAGCTTAAACTTGAATGGGACAGCCGCCGGCCGTATTACGCGCCACAATCGCAGAAAATGCGAATCTATCACATTGAAGGGTGGAGCAATCCTGACATCTATTTGGAAAGGTTGGTACCGTCAGAAACAATCGCAGAACTCAGCAAGTTTCTTTCGGAGTTTCCTGATCCGGAGAAAGCAGGGCAACACCCACCAAAATAACAGGAGGTAACGCAATGGATAAAACCAAGACAGATGGCGTCGCCGCTCCTGAAACGAAACAGGAAACGGCGAAAGAACCCAAATTCCCCATAGCGAAACTCCGCGAGAATGCCCTGAAACTGTTTGGCGTTACCGTCAGCACGTTCGACGGCGCGACTTACGGAATGAGCGGGGAATACAGTATCAACGAATTAAAATCTGCCCTTAAAACATGGGGCGAGAAGGAGGTAAAGGCTCATGGCAGGAGGAACATTTGACCCTATGGCCGGCAAGGTCAGACCGGGTACTTATATCAATTTCGAGAGCAATCGGAATGAAG